GTATTGCCAAGGAAACCAGAGACCTGATGGATATTGTTATGGATCATATGTACCTGGATCGGCATCGCCAAGTTGTGATGGTAACCAACCTTTTGGTGGTGGTGCCGTGAGCAGCAACGCAACGCTTTTAGGTGGTGGTGGAGGCGGTCATCCACTTGCATCGCCAAACTCATCTAATGGTACTGATGGTGCTGCTTGGTTTAAAATCGCTACTAAACTCTTAGGGTAAAATGAAAACACAAAGTCCTTCTCATTGGGCCAAAATTGATGCAAGTAATGTTGTTGTCAGCACTATTGTTGCTGACTTAGATTGGATCAATTCGGGTAAATCTGGAAATCCAGATGACTGGATTGAATATACAAATGGGAAAGGTGATGGAATGCCTGGTCCATGTGGTATTGGAATGACTTACTCATCTGATTTGGGTCAATTTATTCCAGAAACTCCTTTTGCAAGTTGGGTGCTAAATACCACTACCATGCAATGGGAAGCACCTGTTGCTTTACCACAAGAAGTATTTGTTGTGCTTGGAGGACCAATTGGTATTCAAACAACACGTAAACATTATGTGTGGAATGAAAGTAGCACTTCATGGGATGTAGCAGACACATTTATGGTTCCAACAGGCGACAATGACGATACTTCCGACAATTATATTGCACCAACTAGAACACAAGCCGAGGCAGAAGCAGACGGCGGTTAATTAATTATTTCTTGTTATGACTCAACAATCTTTTATTACATCTCATCCTGCTTATGGTCAGAAGCTCTACTTAGATGCTTGGACTGGAATAAGTGGGATTTTAGATTATGAAGTATCACCAGGACTTGCAAAAGAAAATTTTTTTCAAGACTGGGATTATGATTACATATTAAATAACCCACCCAAATATTTTTGGCAAAATCAGGTAATTAAGAAAATTCCTGATGATGCTGTGTTTGGTTGTGCTCCATTTGTTTATGGAGATGCACTGAGCAACACAACATATAATGAGAGTGAAAAGGTTGATATGGTGTTCCTTCCAAGAACTGATTGGAGCACACTTCTTGATGAAACTAAGAAGCATAAAATTATAGATGCTTTGAAGGAATATGAATTTGATGAAGATACTTATTACATATCCTTTCCACCCGATTTAAAAATTTGGCAGGATATAATCCCTAAAAATTTATATACAGTTGCCACAACACAACATGATGATCGATGGGGAGATCAAATGATTAGATTGATGCGAAAGGCAAAAACTGTATATTGTCCATTATTTTGTAGCACTGTGCTATATGCTACTTGGTGTGGTACAAAGACCAAGTTTTATGATGAAAGTAAAATTCATACAAAGTGTCCTGAGTTAATTGAACAAGATGTTCATAAACATTATTCTCCTCAGGATAAAAGTGGCGAGTGGAATCGTGGTATGAAATACCTTGAAGAGATTTACTCTGATAATATGTTAAGTGATGAGAAAAAATATTTGACATATCAATTTTTGTCGCTAGACTTGGTAGAGAATCCTTGGGACTTATATCAAAAATTGAGATCTCTAAATGAAAGAGTTGAGGAAATTGATTATAAGATCCCAGAGTATAATATTAGATCAGATGATTGTTTTTATTCATTGAAAGAGAAAATTGAACAATTTGAATGCACTCCATCGAGAGAGATAGTTGATTTTTTCTCGAAATTGTGATAGTCTACTGTAACGCTTAAATAAAAAATGGCATATCAAGCTCTTTGGCATTATACTAATGTTCCAACAGACGTGGTTGAAATTATTGAGAGAGATCTCAGAGAAAATTTTGATCCTCAGATGGCAGATTCCAAACTTCATGGAGATGCATTGAATAAAGATAAAAGAAATTCTAAGAATGCATGGGTTCCCACTAGTCATTGGGTTGCTGGTTTTTTGTGGCATTATATTCAACGCGCCAATCGTGAAAATTTTTTGTATGATTTGAGGTGTATTGATGGCGAATCAATGCAATATACTCGTTATGATGAAGGTCAATTTTATGGATGGCACAATGATGCAGGATTAGCAACACAATATAAACCTGTAAGCAATGGTAACCGTGATGATGGTTTGCACCAAGATTTTGTGAATGAGAATATTGAACTTGTTCGTAAACTATCTTTTGTTCTACAACTTTCTGACCCTGATGACTATGAAGGTGGCAATCTTCAATTGCTGAGTGAAGAAGGTTTGCCATATTTTGCACCACGTCAACGTGGTACGATTGTATTGTTTGACTCTCGCACACAACATCGAGTTCTTAAAGTAACAAAAGGAACTCGTAAATCTATTGTTGGGTGGGTCGTAGGGCCTCGTTGGAGATAAATTATGACAGAATCATGGACTCGCAACGAAGCTTTTGATAAGCATGGATTCTTAGTCGTAAGAGATTTATGGAATCCAGAAGAATTGTATAATGAAGTTCCTGCTATCAGAGGGCAACTAAATTATTTTGGTGATCTCTCTCAGTTTGTACATATAGAAGAAGAGGGACAAGTTTCTGGATCTCTTGCACGTTACTGGTATCCAAAATATCGTGATGCACATACTGGCATTCGTCTTAAATTAGAAAAAATTATTGGTAGAAAGTTATATAATACATATTACTATGATAGATTTTATTTTCCAGGACAAGAATTAGAAAGGCATAGAGACCGTCCTGCATGTGAAATTTCTGTTAGTGTGCATGTTAGTAGTAATCTTGATTACTATTGGCCATTCAAAATTGAATCTGTTGATGGGGTAGAAAATGAAGCAGAATTGGATCCTGGTGATGGTTTGATATATAAAGGGTGTGAGCATACACATTGGAGAGATCCTTTACAATCTAGACATGATGGAATTTTTGGAGTATTAAAAAGAAAAACTGATGATACTTACTATCATCAAATATTTTTTCATTATGTTCTTGCTGATGGTATGTACGCTCATTGTGCGTGGGATCGCGCAAGATGATAAATAACTAAAAAGTTATCATAGAAATGGGATACCTAGGACAAGAAGCTAGTTTTACTGGAACCCAAAATAACCAAAGACTATCAACAACAGCTGCTGGCGGGCAGATTAATTTTAGCGTTGGCGGAGGGTACTCAATCAATGCTCTTGATGTATATCGAAATGGTATTAAATTATCAGGTGGACGAGATTTTAGAGCATTAGATGGTGTTACTGTAACTCTTCTTTCTCCTGCTAATGATGGTGATATTATTGAATTTGTTACCTTTGAGAATTTTAAAAGGGAAGATGTCATCACTGGTGACGGAGATGCTACAATTAGAGGTAACGTTACTATCTCTGGTGATCTTGGTATCACAGGCAGTCTCAATGCGACGGTAAGTAATACTGCCACCGCAGGATTTGCCACTGTCTCTGGTATTTCATCTGCCTTAGGTATTGGTGCAACTGCTGTTGGACTTAATGCCTCTGGTATTATCACTGCCATCAGTTTCAGTGGTTCTGGTGCAAACCTCACTGGTATTGCTGCAACTGATGATGTCAGAACTTCTAGTTTAGTTGTCGCTGGTGTTTCTACATTCAATGGTGATGTACAACTTCCTAATAACCAAAATCTCATACTAGGAGATGGGTTAGACGATTCGGGAGACTTCCGTATCTATAATGGAGCTAATGAACCATTTGAGATATTTGGATCTTCCAAAGAAATGTATATTCGCAACACTGGAAGCAATGCGAATGGAATTAGCATCAACGCAAATGCTTCTGTCACGATGGGTGGTGGAGGAACTGGTAGTTTCTCACTTCAAGCAGAAACTGATGGCACTGCAAAACTTTATGGTCCTGGTCCACTATTAAAACTTCAAACTGATCCAGGTGGTGTAAAAATTACTGGTATTGCAACTGCTGATGGTTTCCGTGCGGGAGATAATGAGAAAATTGTACTTGGCACTGGTACTGATTTAGAGATTTATCATAACACCCATTCATATATCACAAATGCCACCAATGATTTGTTTATTGAATGTACTACTGCTGATGCAGCAATAGTTTTAAAATCCAATAATATAAGTTTAAAAGATGAAAACAATCAATTTTTCATCAAAGGCATAGAAAACACAGCAGCAGTTGAAGTTTACTACGGTAACGCAAAGAAACTTGAAACCACCAGTGGTGGTATTAATGTTGGTGTTGGCATCACCATGGATGGCAACGGAATTGCTGTTTCTGGTATTCTTACCTGTAATGGCGTTGCTGTTGGTCAAAATGCCATTGGTGCAAGAACTGTTCAATCCGGTGGATCACCTTCTGGTGGATCCGATGGAGATATATACTACATCTACTAAGGAAATTAACGCATGACTGCTGGAAGTTGGGTAGAAAATACCGATAAGAGATATTGGTTCCCTGATACTGTTCCCACTAAAACGGATGAGTGGAATATTGCTCAGGAGAAAAAAAGATATGTAACTAATTACGGTACAACCAGAACACATCCACGTTGGTTGTATGATAATGGTGCATTTGTTGATGATGACTATCTTTATCACAATGAAGAGTGGCGATATGTCACTAATTGGAATGATGTTCCAACATCTAGCGATAGTGAGTTTTATATTAAAAATCCTATTGCAGAGTGGACAAAGAGTGGAGATGATAAGACATATACTATTACTTGGAAGACATATGCTGTTCAAGAACCAACCATCTCTGACGAAGATACAGTACAATTAAAGGTTCAGAAAGAAGATACTGACTGGGTATATGATCATTCTGCTTTGACTGTAACCAAAGCATATGATATTACTCGTTATAATACTGATGATCTCAATACTGAGAAATGGAACGAGTTGAGAGGAACACGTGATTTGTTGATTAAAAATACTGACTGGATTATCACACAGGGCACAGAACGTGGAGTTGGTATCTCCACAGCAATGAAGTCATATCGTCAAACATTAAGAGATCTTCCAAGCACGATTTCTGACATTTCTGCACACACTCGTTCAGAAATTGCATCAAGGGATTTCTACCCTGCTGAACCTTCCGCACCTTATTTCTATTAATTATGGCAGATACCGCAGTTAAAGATGGTGGAAGTTGGAGGACATCTTCCGAAGTCCACATTAAAGATGGTGGAAGTTGGAGAAGTTCTTCAACTATTCACATTAAAGATGGTGGAACGTGGAGAGAAGTATTTTCATCAGGATCTCCTGGTGTATTCTCTGTTCCAAGTAGTATTTCTGGACCTGGTGAACTTGATTTCAACTCAACCGCTTATAACCAGCAAGGACAAACTCAGTTCAATATGACTGCTCTGGGTGACTTTACCAACCTCAGAATTAGAGCATGGGGTGGTGGTGGACAGCAATCTCCTCAATATCCACAAGCAGCTGCTGGTGGTTTTGGTGGTGGATATATTTCTGGATCTGCTGGTGATGTTCTCACAGTAGCAACAAACTTTGGTGTTGTTGGTCCATCACCTGGTGGTGGTGCATATGGCATTTTTGTAAGCTCTAAATCACAACCAAATGCACGAATCGTTGCTGGTGGTGGTGGCGCTACTGACACTGATGACGGTGGTAGAGGTCAGGTAGCAGGTGCTGGTGGTGGTACATCGGGACAACCTGGTAGTGGTTATCAGAGCACTAACGGTGGTGGTCCTGGATATACATCTTTCCCCCTACAAGGCGGTCCTGGCGCTGGCCACGGTGGCGGATCTGGCGGTGGTTCTGGTTATTGGGGCGGTCAAGGTGGTCCTGATATTTGTTGTCTTGCTGCTACTGGTGGTGGTGGTGGAAGCACATATATTCACCCATCAGTAGGAACACCACAAAATCAAGGTGGTAACAGAACATCTGTTGCTAATGCTCCTGATCCGATAAGAGGTAGTGCTGGTAATGTCGGCACCCAGGGTAGAATGTATATTAACGGACCTGCATGATTTTTGAAAAACATAATGCACTTTCACAAGTAGATTGTGAAAATTTGATTAGATTATTTGAAAGACATAAAGCATATCATCATCAGGGTCAGACAATTGGGGGGTTAAATCCATCTGTAAAAGATTGTACAGAGGTCTTATTCACCCCAGAATACTATCAAATGAATCCTCTTCTTGAAGCAGTGCAGGAGGGTTTAGTTGAGTACGAAAAGAGATATCCTTTTTTAAAGAGTATGAGTAGATATGGACAGGTTGAAAATATTTCATTTAAACGCTATAATGCTAATCAGGCATATCATGGATTGCATTGTGAGAGGTCATCTCTCAAAACATGTGCTAGAATGTTGGTGTGGATGTTTTACTTGAACACAGTTCAAGATGGTGGAGAAACTTTCTTTGCTCATCAAGATCAAAAGATAACAGCAAGACAGGGAAAACTTGTTATCTGGCCCTCAGACTGGACACATGCACACAAAGGACTAGTCTCACCTACTGAGACCAAATATATTACTTCTAGTTGGTTAAGTTTCTTATGATTACTGTTATTGACAATATATTAAGTAGTAAGGAGAATCAAAATCTTTATGACTTCGTGAGTAGTGATGATTTTGTTTGGCATAAGATTGATGACTATAAGAAACAAAAACAAAAAGTTAAGAGGATGTCTTTTGGCAATTTAATTAGACAACCTAAACTTAAAGACATCATGGATGAAGATCCCATGATTAGTTTTTTGACTCGGAGAGTGAAGGAAAGAAGAATTCCAGATACAGTAAATTTGTATAAGGTTACTGTTAATTGTATTAAACCACATGAACACTTTGAATATCATACTGATGAATGGGGTAGCACAGTGATATTTTATATCAATCCAATATGGAAATGGCACTGGGGTTCTGGAACTACGTTTAAGGGTGGTAGAACTGTGAG